AAGATAAGAGAAATATCATTTAAAACATTTCTACCTTTCCAATATGACGCTTCTTATTGCAGATACAGTGAGTTAAAAAATCCAATTGAAGTAGTTGCAATGCTTGAAAAATGGGTAGACCAAGCTGAACCTTTACGATTAATAATAACTGGTTTTGGTTACAATGGATTAGTTACAATATCTAGTTTTAGCAATACTCAAACAGCAGGAAGAGAAGAAGATAGAGACATTGAGATAACATTTAGAACTTACAGAGAACTGAAGATAGAGACATTAAAAAAAGATACAAAAAGTAATACTAAAACAGATTTAAAAGATAATAGACCTAATACCCAAACTAAATCTAAAATATATACTGTTAAAGCAAGTGATACATTATATAAGATAGCTAAAAATCTTTTAGGTAAGGGTTCAAGGTGGCCAGAGATTTATAATATACCCGAAAACAAAAAAGTCATTGGTAAAAATCCTAATATAATTAAAAAAGGTCAAAAGTTGGTGATACCTAGTAAATGAAAATAATATTAAACGGGAAATATGATATTGCAAATTTCAATGAAGGAATAACTCTTTCAGAAGCTATAGACGGAGTTGCATATAAGATGGATGTATCATTAGTAGAACCTAAACAACTTAAAGATATAAATATTAAAAAAGGTGATAAAATAATTCTAATTGATATAGCATATGAGAGTAAAAAAGAAGAGACAATATTTGATGGAGTTGTATGGGAAACTAGAAGGAGTGAAAAGAGTAAGAAACTAACATTGTCTTGCAGAGAAAGAACAGTTTACATGGAAGAATCAGAGGAACAATATCAGTTTAAAGAAAATACAGCAACACAGAGAATTGAATATTACTGTAAGCAATGGAATATACCCTATTACAACTTAGCTAATACAGGGAAGAAACTTGCTAAAGTAATACATAAGACAAATATACTAGATATGATAAAAAAGGACTTAAAAGAAACAGCAACAAAAGGTGGAGACTTATTTAGAGTAAGGATGGATAATAAGTTGAAATTATTTAAGCTTGGTACTAATGCAAATGTATATAAATTAGATAGTATATTAGAAGATGCAAATTTTACAAGTAGTTTTAATGATGCAGTAACCTCTGTAAAAGTTTTAGGTAAGAGTAAAGATGAAAATACTAAAGCACCTATAATTGGCACATATAAAAAGGACTCAGACAAATATGGAACCCTACAAAAAATTAAACAGGATGAAAAGATAAAAAATGCTAAAGAAGCTAAGAAAGCAGCAGAAGCAATGTTCAATAGTGGAGAGGAAACAATAAGTGTAGATTGTGCAGTAGATATAAATAGAATAAGAGCAGGTGACAAGGTAAGTTTAAAAAGTAAAGAATATTATGTTATAGATGTTACTCATACATTAGACTCTACACCAAAAATGAAATTAAATGTTGGTACACTAGATTATATAAGGAGGAAATTTTATAATAATGACTGATGCTAGATTTAATGGAGTTGCTAGAATATTAAAAGAAAAAATGAGTAAAAGCGTGTCAAATGGCACTTTTGGGATAGGTTGTGAGCTTGCAGAAATAACAGCAAATGGATTAAAAGTAAATGGTTATAAAGATGAAATACAGGACTATCTAGTATTAGAGAGTTTAATATTAAAAGAGGATTATTTTACTTTTTCAGATGAAGCTTTAGGTGGAGAATATAAGCATAAACATAAAGTAGAAACTCCAAAAGAATTAAAACCATTGGCTATAGGAGATAAGGTGTTAGTAGCTATTATGGGAGCTGAATTTGTAGTAATTGGGAGGGTTGTAAATGCAAAACCTATTTCCAGTTAATGAGAACTTTGAAACTGTAGAATTAAAAAATAATGATGAGAATGAACTGGACCTAAAGGGTTCTTTTTTATTTGACTTTATAAAAGGTGAATTTGTTAAAAATGCAGATGGAACATTAAAAAGGTGTGATAAAGTTCAAGCATATAAACAATGGTGTCAAAAGGCTATATTAACACCTAGATACAAAAAAGCAGCTTATTCTAGTGTATATGGAAGTGAAATAAAAGACTTAATTGCCAGTAACTTATCACAAAATGCAAAAGAACTTGAAATAACTAGATTAATAAAAGAAACTATTTTAGTTCATCCATATACAAAAGAAGTTAGTAATTTTATATTTGTTTGGCTTGAAAATAGTAGACTTGTTAATTATGAATTTGATGTGTTAACAATAGATGATGAAAATATAACCATAGATGGAAACATAAAAAGGTAGGTGATTATATGGAAAGAGAGCTACCTATACCATTATTTTTAACAGAAGAGGAGGACTCTGTACATGAAAGGATGTTAAGTAACTTTCAAGATGTGAGCACACTAGAAGGGGACTTTATTTATGATGCAACAAGACCTACAGCAGAGCAGATAGCTGAATTAAAACAACTAGGATTACAAAATAATTTAAGGATTGCATTTCCTCAAACTAGCTATGGAGAATATCTAGAATGGTTGGGAGAATGCAAAGGAGTATTTAAAAATCAACCAACTAAATCGGTTGGTATGGTTACATTTAATGGTGCTCAAGGAACTATCATTACAAAAGGAACTATTGTTACAACTATAGCTACAGATGAAAAACAGAGCATAGAATTTGAGCTTCTTGAAACTAAAACTATAGGAGCAAATGAAACAGTAGATATTAAAGCAGAATGTAGGATTGCAGGAACTATAGGAAATGTATCTAATAACACTATAACTGTTTTACTAGGTTCTATTAGTGGTGTTAAATCAGTTTCTAATAAAGAAGATTTCAGAGGTGGAACAGATATAGAAGATGAAGAACATTTTAGAGAAAGAGTTCTTGTAGCAGAGCAAGAGGACAAATTAAGTGGAGCTAGTTCAGACTATATAAGATGGGCTAAAGAAGTAGATGGAGTGGGATATGCTTATGTAGTTCCCGAATGGAATGGAGCAGGGACAGTAAAAGTATTAATACTAGATAAAAACAGAAAAGCAGCAACACAAGAATTAATAGATAAGGTCCAAGAATATATATATCCATTGAATATATCAGAAGGAGAAAATAGAGATGGGAAAGCTCCTATCGGTGCATTAGTTACAGTTGTGACACCTGACACATTACTTATTAATGTAAAAGCTAGTTTTATATTTAGTAATGGCTTTAGTGAAGAAACTGTATTAAACAATCTAAAAACTAAGATAGATAAATATTTAGATAAGATTGATTTAGGGGGGACAGTCTCATACAATGCTATACAGGCGATAGTAGGCTCTATGATGCTGACAGATGAAGGTATAGAAGACTTTTCTAATCTTACTATAAATGATGTAAAAGAAAATATAAAATTGCAAGACCAAGTGGTCGGAATAGGGGAAATAGTTAACGAGGTGGTTGGATGATAGCTTCTAAAAAAGGTAAAGAAATGCTTCTTACATTATCTCCTATCTATGAACAATCTATCATAATGCAAAGCTTATATGAAGCTATAGGAAGCGAATTTGATAATCTAGAATTATTAAATAAAGAAATAGAGTTACAATTATTCCCTCAGAGTGCGACATGGGGACTTGAATTTTGGGAAAATAGAGTGGGTTTATCCACTAATATAGATGAAGATATAGAAGCTAGAAGAAGAAAGGTCATTGCTAAGCTTCAAAGTAAATATATTATGACACCTAAAAGAATGGCTATGATACTCCAATCTTATACAGGTGCAAACATAAAAATAAATGAAAATATATCTCCATATACTTTTGGTGTTGAATTAACCAGTACCCAAGGTTTTCCTAAAGATTTAGAAGATTTATATAAGAGAGTAAATGTTATAAAACCTTCTCATTTAGCTGTAAGTTATAAGTTAGTTTCTTTATTGAAAAGTAAAACCTATTTTGCACAAACGGCAATTATGAGCGAAGAAATAACTGTATATCCGTACACAAGCAAAGAAGTAAAAGCAAGTGTTAAAGCCAAGTTTGCACTAGCTCATAACATGAGCTCAGAAACATTAACAGTATATCCAAGATAGGAGGTGGCATAAATGGCTGATGAACAATTTTACACAATACTAACAAACATAGGTAAAGCTAAGATTGCTAATGCAGGAATGTTAGGTAAGTCAGTAATTTTAGAGAAGATTCAAGCAGGTGATGGTGGAGGAAACTACTATAATCCAACAGAAGACCAAACAGCATTAAAAAATAAAGTTTGGGAAGGGAATATAAATGCTTTTGATAATGATGAAAATAATCCTAACTGGATTATTGCAACAGCATGTATCCCTGGTTCGATAGGTGGATTTACAGTTAGAGAAATGGGTCTTATAGATAATGAAGGAGATATGATTGCAGTTTGTAAAAGCCCTGAAACCTACAAGCCAAAAGTTGATAATGGAGCTATGAAAGATTTGTATTTGAAATTTATCATAGAAGTATCTAATGTAGAGAAAGTGACATTAGTTGTTGACCCTACAGCTATTTTTCTAACTAAAAAAGATGAAGAAAAAATATTAACAAATATTAATAAACTAGACACTAAAATAGATACAACCAAAACAGAATTAACAAGCAACATAGAAACTACTAAAACAGAGCTAAACACTAGAATTGACACAGAAAATGAGAAACAAAATATTAAAATTGACCAATTAATCGCAGGTGGTTCAAATGTGGCATCTACTCAAATAATAACAATTGATGATTGGGTTGAGGATGCAGAAAATGGATTCAAAGCAACTGTAACACATAGTTTATTAACACAGAGAATAGTTGTAAATATTATAGATGCTACTACAAAAGAAAATGCAGTTACAAACTTTAAAATTATAGATGATAATTCTATTG